GGTTCGGTGCATATCGTACGTGAAATGTCGACATTCTTCGGAACACAGGAAAGCCTGTTACCTGCAACTATTCGAGCTTCTCCATGGCGCTGTACCCTATGCATCTCTGCATTGGCCCAAGAGCCGGATTGGCTTACGTAGTTCGCATAAGCGAGATAGAGGCCCTCTGAAGTACAAGTAAGTGGCGAACTAAAGAGCTTCGTATAGAAGTCCTCTCCAATTGCCCCAATACTCGACCCTGGCCCCATCTTTGCGCGATCAAGAATCGCTTCAAAGGTGGAGAAGAGTGGGAACCGGTTTCCCGGTTCAACAAACTGATGAACGAGTTGGCAAAACTCGCCCACCAGCAGTTCGTCGAGTGACGACTCCAACTTCAGTGTCCAACTTCCCACCGCACTATTAGTGTGCAGGAAGTCCTCGATCGCGGCAGCATCCGCTGCATCGGCAGGAATATCCTCGAATTTCTTCAAGAATGATTTAGCCAACGCGGCGGCAGCGTACCGTTCTCTAGACATAAAAGGACTTGGTACCGGGTCGAAACCAGGTACCGCATCCACAAGGTCCTCTTGCAGGTCTAGAAAGAGCGTCTCAGGATCCACTGGGCCCATGAGTATTCTCCTAGCAATGTTAGCGACTCAGTCGGACTTTTTCAAAACGGCAGGGGTGCAAACGCAACCCATTTCGAGCCGTTTCGAAGTCCTCAATGGTGACATTAACATAGTGTATGACCGCACACGCCTTACCGTCCAGGGTGATTTCATCACCCCGGTGAGACGTCTCGCAGCCAAAACCGTGTTCCATCGCCATAATGTTCAGCCAGCGTACCGCTGACTGGGTGTCAGAGAACTCGTCCATCGTTACACCTTTTGGGTTATCTTCAGATCGAAGATAGTTAGCAATAGCCAACGTAACTTGGTTGAGCTCTCTGGAGTACAACTGTCTGCTAATGAGCAGCCAATGATGTACCACACTACCAACAGACTCGACGTATAGATAATAATCGCCTTCAACGTAACTGCGAGAAGGCCGCGCTCGGATCCGGAAAGTTTCCAGATTCCGAGTAACGGCCACATTATTACTCGCAAACACGAAGGGAGCGATGTTCTCTTGCGTTTGTGCTTGTTGATCATACGGGAGATCTAACTGTAACATAAAGACTCCTAATTAAGGAAGTATAAAGATACGAGGTTAGAGAACCCCCGTAACCAAGGTGTCACCAATACCGGCGGAAGCTTCGTTAAGCTGGCCGATCAACAGACTGAGTGCCGCACGAATGTTTGGTGCGTCCGCTGAGTCGCCCCCTGCAGGGATGGAGATCTTCATCTCCATTTGCATGGTTTGCGCACTCTGTCCAACGAGGGGTAGAACACCCTTCCGGACACGAAACGTATAGACATTCCGCTGCACATTGCCGAGATAACCCGTAGACGGATTGGGCTGGCCGGGCGTCTTGAAAGACGCAGGCCGTTCCATAGTTACCGTAAACGGATCACTGGCCGAATGGACTCGCACTCCTGTCTGGGTTCCCGTCAACGCCGTAACGGCGTATTGGGTACTATAGGCATTAGGTGCTTTGTCCTGAACCAGGGTATACCCTGGGGTGGTAAAGCCTGTTTGCAGGCCACCAGTAACCGAGAGATCGGAAACGAAGGTCATGTAGACTCCAAAGATAGCCCTAAGAAGCGTTAGAAAGTCCCTTTTCTCAAAAGGGTCAACCTTAAACGCTCGGGCTTAGTTGTAACACCTCTTGCCAAAGCCAACTGCACACCCAGTGCAGCTAGGTTAATCCACTTCTTGGAGGTCTCCCCCGGAATCTCAAACCTCAATTGAGGTATAAGAGACCCTAGGTAGATATTCCTCGAAACGGAATAGGCTCGAGACTTAAAGTAACCAGGCTTCAACGACTGACTAACTGTATTTGCAGGATCAAGGGGAGTACGCATTCTGAAGTTATTAACTTCATACTCGTCCTCCACAATGTTCCACCGCATAACCCAACTGGGTCGAGCGGTACAGTTGGCCAGCCCGGTTAGACAATCACCAATATTGGTGAAGTAGTCAACGACGAAACTCCAGGGCACTAATTCCCATAAAGTTGGGATGAAATTGGCTAGATTAAGGCCAATTTTTGTCATTACGCTTTTGCGTGTTGACGGCTCTAGAAGGTAACTTGCCAGGTACCGAACGGAAGTAGTGTGAGTGCGCTTTCCGCGCCCTTCCACTACGCACGGCGAACTGTTAGAGATAACGAGGTACCAGTCGCTGTCCTCCTTAGCCTGATGATCCGATCCTTTCACCGCAACGGTTTTAACGTCGCGGTTACGGACATCGGTTATCAAATCGGCTAGGACTTCAGCGCCTGCATCCAAGTCGCTCACTAACGGCTGCCAACCGAAGGTATACTCCAGGTAAGTTCCAGTCACCATGCGATGCATATCACGGGCTCTCCTAAGCTTCCGGCCGTATTTAGATACGTCCTTCAGATAATTGGAGATACCGCGACGCAACGCCATGGCTGGATGTCGTATTTGCCGGATTGTTTGCGCGAGCTCTCCAACGAACACACCGCCTTGAAAGGTGGTTAAAAGTTCATTGGATCTCTTCGCTAATTTCGTTAAAGCCAGTGAGTCCGCACGTGAGAGAGAGGAAGACGCAACGGCAGGGCCAGTTAAAATTGGCATCCCGTCTATCATATAAACAGCAGGAACTTCACCAGGTGGCATGATCGTCTTTTTCAAGACGCCACGCGCATGCAGAGGCCGAAAGGTATACGCACGATTCACAGTGTTTAGTTGTGAACCCGCGTACTCACCCCGACGGATTTTCTGCTTGTAGGCCCGAATAGGACCTCCCTTGGTAAGCTCAGTCGAATAGACGCCGTTATAAAACGCCGTCGACTTCGTAATCAACCCTGTATGACCAATGGTCGTAAGGGTTGCTTGCGAATTGACTTGCTGGTTTATGATCGTCACTTTGTATCCCACTCATGCGGTAGTAGAGGCATTCACTCCCGGGAGGGAGTAAAACATCTAACGCCTAAGGGCGTCAGAGGCGGCG